AAGAAAGCCTGCTTCTCTAAGATTTTTTTCATTCTACTGATCAATCCTTTCTTCTTCAATTTTTCTGCATATGTCTGAAGATCGTGTGAGTCTTTCTTGAGTCTTTCGAGCTGAGTAGTTGTCATACTAGATACTCTCCGGGGTTAGGTGTTAATCTTGCAATAGTCCAGGAAAGGCCTCCTCTATTACTGGTCTTGTAATACCTTTTAGCTTTTCCTTGTTAATCATAGATATAACGAGTCGTGCATCTTTTGGATCTATCGACTCAATCAAACCGATAAAAATCTTTTCTCGCTTGAAGGCTGGCATCTTTTGTCCGGCACCGCCTTTGATAAAATACCAAAAATCTTTATGTCTTTTCAGGAGATTTGACGGAGCGTTATGTCCATCGTTTGGAGTGTAAGGTGGTTCACCCGGTGGAAGGAGCCACGAAACAGTAGAATCGTATGTACCTCTTAAAATGTCTTTAAGAGCCCATGATTCGTTCTTTTTCAAAACCTGAATCTTATCAGCTTTTGCTTTTGCTTTTTGTGCTTCTTCAATTACTTCATATACGTATTTCATTATATCCTCAGTATATTATATGTCGATCACTTCAATCTTTTTTGTAAATGTTGGAAATATAAAGTCATCTTTATGGTGTTCTCTACGATTGCGTGTTTCGTCTTTGAATCCAACACCCATCATTAAGAGTGGTTCTTCATAGATTCCTAAAAGCTTTTTAACTTTTGGTTGATCGTAACACTGACAACATCCTGTTGAATATCCAAGCATAGTCGCAGTAAGATTTAAATAGCCAGACGCTATTCCAATACTTACCATCATTTCATCTTGAGCTTTTTTATTCCATTCATAGTTATTTGTAACAATATGGTGAACGTCGGAGAATTTATTGTCTTCATACTTTACCTGTACATCTTTGAGTACATCTGTATTTTGAACAAAAACAACGAGAAGGTTTGCTAGTACTTGCGAGTTTGTGCGATCCACCCATTCGCCGTTTTCTAAACTTCTGAATCCTTGAGTATAAGAATATATTTCTTCAATCGTGTCTCTATGAGTGATAAAATATGGTGTGTAATAAACAAGATTTTGTTTACTAGGACATTCTGTCACTGCACTTCGCATAACGTCGAGATCTTCTTCAGGTATCTCTCGTGTCAAATCCCAATTTCTTTGACAATGTTGACTTTTCTGAATCGATTTTTTGATCATGGTTTGAAACATATTATTCTCCAACTTTTTTGATATTTATATCTTCAAATGTCTTGAGTGTATCTTACACCCGATAAATTCATTATAGTATTCATCACTTAAGAGTACGTCATTTTCAAACTGGAGCTTCGCTTCAAAGTACGACATTTCTCCTTTTGTTTTACAGAGTCTGAGTATCTCTCTTTTGTAATTGGTTTGGCCTTTTGACTCAACAAGTTCTTGGACTTCTTTGCTCGAACCGTAGTATTCACGCCAGTCAGAATCAACTCGCGTTCGTACTCTTCGAGATCTCTTTGAATTTTTTGGTAATATCTTCGGCTTCCAGAAGTTCTTTTTACCGATATACTTCTTGCCTGTATCCAACTCTGTGATGAGATAGACGAATCCCTGATAATCTTCGGGTGTCTCATTGTATTCTTCATTTTCATATAACCACATATAGTTATATATACTAGCCACTCACGTATACTTGATCACTCTTTGGCCTGAACCACACCTTTTGGTGATAGAACTTAGCGAGAAGATTTTGTACTTCTTTTTGTCTATTTGGCTGTGTAATGTTATATGCTATAAGTGACATTTCAATTAACTGTAATTCTTCTACAGTAAGATGAAAGTTTTCATTTGGCTTTGGCATCGTAATAATATTCCTCAGTGTCGCCTAGGCGATATTTATTTCCAACTTCTACCTGATAGTAATCAGTTGATACCTTAAAATCAGGCATCATTGGATTCTCAGGTGTAAGAGAGTTATCATAGACTCTCATTCTATTATTAGGATATAAAGCATATTGACCGTTTTCAAGTTCGATCAAATTAAAAGACTTATGTTCTTCCGGAACTTCAGAGGTAGAATAGTCAACCTCGTCGGACTGCGCATGGTAGTTGTCGAGAGTACAGATGTAAGTACCGTACATATTCCCTTGGTCACGGGTTCTGATCTCGAAATCCATAGATCCGATAAATTGTTTATAGATCGATGTAATACCATAATCCATACAATTCCAAAACTGCAAGTTAGGCAATGTCAAATCTGGTTCCGGCGTTTTTGGCTCAGAAACAAAAGCACTGATTGGTAACTTATCATAAAGAGCACCGTAATGTGGTAGATAAGTTTCGAAATAGAATGCTCGACCTGGTATTGACTTTGCAGTTACCCAATGTCCTTCTACGAATTCTCCGTGACCTTCTTGATGGTCCATGAGATATTCTTTACGAACATATACTTTTTGGTTAGGTAAATTTGTAATCAGAGTAGACATTAGTGCTTTGTATCCGTAGGCTTAAAATGAATGACGTTCGGTTGTGCAGAATCATGCTCGAACTTCTGCTTATAATCTCTTTCACGTACTTTCTGATTTACTAGTTCGCGAATTTCTTCATCAGACAGATCTTCTATTTCGTTGACCAACTCGTCGAGATTAAACTCTTTTTTCATCTCTTGAGCGTCTTCGACTTCTTTTATTGCATTTGCAAAATGTACTACAAGAGTTTTTGACGGAATTGTTTCGCCAATGATATGGCCGATATTAAGTACGCATAGCTCATCGAAGTTATCTTGAAAAGATACCCATGGTCTAAATTGATAAAAGCGTATATTGTCTTCGAAGTCGTCAGCTGATATGACTCTCAACGCTTTACGAATTACGAGACCGGCTTCTGTGTCTTCTACGACTTCGCAAATAATCTCGTCATTATTCGTAAGTTTGAATTGTTTTAGGTTCATATGGATACCTCTACGGTTTGATAATCAAATTGTTCTTTCTGATAAATTTTAAGCCGTTCCCAAGAATGCAGTAGACTAAAGTTTTTTCTTTGGCCCCAACTTAAATCATCAGATATGTCATATAGTTGAGTTACACGACCATCGCTACTTTTCCTAAGCCCTCTACCGATAGACTGAAGTACTCGTATCTGAGACTTTGACGGAGAAGCAAAAATAATATTGTGCAATTCCTTAATATTTATCCCTGTTGAAAAGGTACCCAGAGAAGCAACCACGATTGCATCCTCTTGTTTTTCTACGATACCTCTTATTGCTTCACGGTCTGAAACATCCGTGCCACCAGATACAAAAAAGACTTTTCGGTCTTCGTCTACTTTATCTCGTATCAAATTAAACAATGGCTTTCCGTGTTTCTCTACATAATTGAAAAGAACTAATGTGTTTCCTTTCATATCTATAGCTAAGTTTCGTATAAATTTATTCCGTTTTTCGTGGCTAACGATAAAGTCGATCTCTTCTTGGTAGGTCTGCTTACCGAAGTCACGCCGTATTGCTTCCCCATAATCAAGAACGAGTCGCCTGATTGATAGTTTTGCCAAAGTGTCGTTATCTTGTAACTGCTTTGTTGTTGTGACTCTGTAGGTCTTCCCGAATAAACCTTGTAAGACCAATTCGTGTGTTTGCGATCCATCTAATGTTCCTGTCGTACCAAATCGATATTCGGCTTCTGTACACTTATTCATGATGTTCATCAATGACTTTGATTTAAAGCCATGACACTCATCGCCAAAGACTGCACCAAACTGTTCGAACCACGCCTTTGGTAGTTTATATATCGACTGCCACGTGGACACAATGATAGGTGACTTTGTATTCTTATCTTTACCTGAATAAATTTTGTGCGACAGCCCTTCGGGCAACCCGTAACTTTTAAAGTCTGCTGTCATCTGTTCTACAAGAGACGTTGTAGGCACAATGACGAGTACCTTAGTATCCGGATTCTCAGCGAGATTAGCCAAATAATAAGACAGAATCAGGTAGATGATGAAGGATTTTCCGGATCCTGTTGGGCTGAGGAGGATTCCTCTTTTTCTTGTGAGCGCTTCGCCAACGCATTCGAACTGATAGGGGCGAGGATCGAAAGGCAAATTAAGAGAATTGAACAGACTGCTAAGACTGTCTGGTGTGATAAGATTTCTATCATCGGGAGCTCCATACCGAGTTTTTTCTGACTCAAGTATATATCCCCTTTGTTCGCAAAATTCACTTAAATGATAAAATAATCCAGCAGGTAGTGTACGATCTCTTAATTGAAAGAGTCGTATTTTACCATCCCACATTCTATTACGATATGCAGGCATAAACTTGTAACCAGGTACGTAGAAGCTAAAGAACTCGTTGAGCTCTTGTGCAGCACCTGATTCACAAGTTACTTCAAAATTTGCGTGATTTAATTTCCTGACTCGAATTGTTTCCACTTGATTATATTACCAATAGTTTGATGTCGCCAGTTTAAATTACTGATGATCTGTTCTAAAGTATCTATAACAGTCTTATAGTACTGTATTTTCTCTTCAGACTTTTGTATTTCGGGATCAGAGTCATAGTAGTAATCC